AAGGGATTGCAAAAAAAGTAAAACAATATAGGAGATTTAGTTAATGTACGGAATGAAAAAAACTAATATGAAAAAGAAACCAAATGGTATGAAGAAAAAATATAAAGGTTTTTCTAAACTACCAGAAGGTGTACAAAAAAAAATAAATAAAAAACTAGCTAAGAAAGTATAATGAGAAAAGGTTTATATGCTAACATCCATGCTAAACGTAAGCGTGGTGGTAAAATGAAAAAGAAAGGTGCTAAAGGTGCACCTACTGCTGCAAATTTTAAAAGAGCAGCTATGACAGTAAGGAAAAAATAATGGCAAAGACACCAGCATGGCAACGTAAAGAAGGTAAAAATCCTAGTGGAGGATTAAATGCTAAAGGTCGTGCATCTTATAATAGATCTACTGGAGGAAATTTAAAAGCACCAAGTAAAAAAGTTGGTAATCCAAGAAGAGCTAGTTTTTGTGCAAGGATGAAAGGTATGAAGAAAAAACTTACATCTGCTAAAACAGCAAGAGATCCTAACAGTAGAATTAATAAAGCACTTAGAGCCTGGAACTGCTAGTATAAAATAAAAAAGGGGAGCCATAAAGACTCCCCCTCAGTAAGCAACAACAAGACACACAGAGAATCTACTCTGGGTGTCTTTTTTTTTGTACTAAATAAACTTCATATTTTTTGTATAATCTGTTTAATATCATCTTGTATTTTCTTCCCCATTGAGTTAGCATGATTTATTACAGCTGCACATAGATTAGCTTGATACGGAAAACCTTTTAACGCTTCTCTTATTTTACCTACAGGTTTACCTCCATAATCTATGACTATAGCATTGTCTCTATTTAAACCAATTTTTAATTCAAATAGTATACCAGTATACTTATCTAAATTATTTTTTTCCATTGTCTTTCTTCTCCTCTGGATTGAAAGGTTTAAGTTGAGCTATTTGATTCATTAAAGAAAACACCTCACCGTATGGCCTTGTCATTAGATATTTCATCATGTCTTGTAATTGTTTAGAGTCTACAAGATATTGTTTTGGTTTTGGTTCCATTTTTACCTCCTATTAAAATGGTATATCATCCTCATTAGGATAATGTTTATCTATCATTTTTAACTTATCTTCTGCAGATGCTATAGCT